GACGGTGTGCCGGGTAATACGGGAGCCTACACACAGATAGTAGTAGCGACAGGTGCCCCTACGCTTTATTATTACTGTACAAATCATTCAGGTATGGGCGGACAGGCCAATACGCCATAGGTTTGGTGAATTAAATGACATATGATGAGCTAGTTACAAACATACGAAACTACACTGAAGTAGACAGCAATGTATTTACCGATGCCGTTATTAATACGTTTATCACTATGGCGGAGAATCGAATTCTTAGAGACATTGATCTTGATGTTTTTAGGTTAGAGTCCACAGGCACGTCTACTCAAGGAAATAGGTTTCTTACAGCGCCTAGCACTATCCTTACGCATCGTTATTTAATGACGACAATAGGTAATGTTCAAAATTTCTTAGAGTTTAGAGACACATCGTTTATGAAAGAGTATTGGCCGGATTATACGGTACAAGGCGTGCCTAAGTATTATTCTGTTTGGGATGAAAACACTTTCTATTTAGCGCCTACACCCAACGCAGACATTGTTATGCAGATTGGCTACATCTATAGACCGACACAGTTATCCTCCACTAATACTACGACTTGGGTCAGCACTAATGCGCCTGAAGTATTGTTGTATGCTTGTCTAATTCAAGCGTATAGTTATACCAAAGGCCCTACTGAGATGATGCAGTTTTTTGAAAACAGTTATTCCCAAGCTATACAAGGACTAGGTATTGAACAACAGGGTCGTCGTAGAAGAGACGAGTACAGGGATGGTATTATTAGAGTACCGCTTAAATCGGAGTCGCCGGGACCATGATTTCAACAATAGGTGGAGTAGAGGTAGGAATAGTAACAACTTCAGCAGTTTCAGGGCGCGGATTTACTCCTGAAGAGCTGGCGGAGCATGCCTTAGATAAAATAATTTATGTGGGTGGTAACAGCCATCCTTTGATTGCAGAACAGGCAGAAGCTTTTAAAAATCAAATCCGTGGGGTGCTGATTGAGTATATGAAACAAGCTATTCGTTCAGATCGCACAACTTTGGCAAACCAATTCCGTGATGCTGGGCATTCGGAACTTGTAAAATTATTGGAGATATAACATGGCAATAACAGTAACAACAGCGATGCCCACAACTTTTAAAGTAGAAATACTTAAAGGACTACATGACCTATCAAACGGTGCAGATACCTTGAAGATTGCGTTATTAAAAGCAACCGCTTCTGGTAGTGGTACTTATGGCGCTGCAAGCACTAATTACAGTGATATTACTGGAAACAGTGATGAGGCAAGTGGTTCAGGCTACAGTGCGGGAGGTAATACTCTTACGAACGTGACTCCAGTTGCTTCGGGTACTACGGCTGTTTGTGATTTCAGTGATACTACTTGGTCAAGTGCTTCTTTTACGACTTCTGGAGCGATGATCTACAACACTAACAACAGTAATTCAGCGTGTGCGGTGTTAAGTTTTGGTGGTGATCAGACGGTAAGTTCGGGGGATTTTCAAATTCAGTTTCCTGCTGCTGGTGCTTCTACTGCGATTATCCGTATCGCCTAGAGGTCTTGAATGACTGATAAAGTTGTAAGTCTTGGAGCCACATGGGGCGCAGGTACGTGGGGCCAAGGCTCGTGGGGAAATAATGTCAATATTTCCGTATCAGCCACAGGAGCAATAGGCACTGTAGGATTCTCTATAGGAGCGTCTGTAATCCCTACTGGAGTACAAGGGACTAGCGCGATAGGTAGTATTGTTATAAATCGCGGTGGGTTGATTACACCCGTAGGTGTTGAAGGAACAGGTAATGTAGGAACCGTAACTACTGCATATAGCAGTGTGCAAACACCGACAGGTGTAGGTGGTACGGGTGCAGTAGGAACTACTTCCATAAGCGTAGTAGATTCCGTAACTCCAACGGGAGTAAGTGGTACGGGCGCCATAGGTACGCCTGCACTTGTAGTAGGAGATTTATTTGTACCTCTAGGTACAAGTGGTACAGGTGCTGTCGGTACGGTCACCCCAGCTTACGATAAAAATGTATCTGTTACAGGGGTAGTTGGCACAAGTGCTGTTGGAGCCGTAACTAGTGTGGTAGTCCCTACAACAACAGGAGTTATAGCATCGAGTGGAATAGGTGCTATTATTACTGTTTATGGAGGCACTATAACTCCTACAGGGGTAAGCGGCACGGGCGCGGTAGGAACAATAACTAGAGTTGGTTGGGACATAATAAATGATTCTCAAACCCCCAATTGGGTAGACATAGACGCAGCAGCATAGGACTAAATTATGGCAACTTATGTAAACAATCTACGATTAAAAGAAATTGCTACTGGTGATGAAAGTGGTACATGGGGAACCAGTACCAATACTAACCTTGAACTAATTACCGATGGCTTTAGCTATGGCACAAAACAAATGTCTAGCGATGCGGATGAAACCTTTACCATGCCTGACGGCACGGCGGACGCTACTCGTGGATTTTATCTAAAACTTACTTCAGCAGGTTCGCTCACAGCTACTCGTGTAGTTACGCTTGGTCCTAACACCGTCTCTAAAGTGTGGCTGATTGAAAACGCTACGACAGGTAGTCAGATCATTACAATTAAACAGGGGTCTGGCGCTACGATTAATATTGCCAACGGCTCTAAGTCTATGGTTATTACGGATGGTGCAGGAGCTGGAGCTGCTGTTTTTGATGCTAATCCAACAGAATCTGGCGGTGATGTCACAGGGCCGGGAAGTTCAACAAATTTAAATATTGCTACGTTTAACGGCACTACAGGTAAGGTTATTCAAGACGGGGGCAAAGCACTACCTACAGGAGCGGTTATTGGTACTTCAGATACTCAAACGATGACCAATAAAACAATGACTAGTCCTAGAATTGGTACTAACATTCAGGATACAAATGGCTTAGAGCTAATGAATTTAACTGCGACGGCTTCTGCGGTTAACGAAATAACACTAGCTAATGCGGCTACTGGCAATAACCCTACAATAACTCCTTCAGGTAATGACGCTAATGTAGGTCTTAACGTTGCACCTAAAGGCACAGGTGAGTTTAATGTTACGACTAGTTTTATGTCTGGAGTTTTTTCGGATAGGGTCACTGCACTGGGTAACACAGGTACAGCTAAGACTATAGACTGTGATGACGGAAACGTTTTCACTGCGACATTAAACGGAAATGCCACGCTTACATTAGCTACACCTAACACTGTAAGCAGCAGAGCAACTTCGTTTACATTAGTCCTTACTAACGATGGGACACCGAGCCGTACTTTGGCCTTTGCTGGAGGGACATTTAAATATCCGGGCGGGTCCGTAAGCCGTACAACAACTGCCTCGGCAACCGACATCTGGTTTTTCTTTTCGCCAGACAACGGTACAACATGGTATGTTACCATCCCTATGAAAAACTTATCTTAATTTAATAGACTAGAAGGACTATTGACATGGCACTATCTCCAGAGATGCAAGCACAAGTAGATCAAACAAATGCTACAGAGAACAATCGAGCAGCTAATATGGCCGCACAAGAAGCAAAACGAGCAAAACTAGATACTTTGCGTATGGCTAAAGAAATATTAGTTGAAAATCGTCGGACTCAAGCTGCTGATGAGGCTACTGATATTACTTCATCCGCAGTAACTACGTTAGCTGGAGAACTAGATACGTTTGTAAATAGTTAATGGAGTCCTACGCCTACTTTCCCTCTCTTATTTATCGAGAAGAACATCCAGAGTGGGTAGATAAAACGCTAAAACATTCCCAAAAATACTATGGGGAAACGAGAGCGTGGCTTCCTGAAGGAGAGCTAGTAAAACAAACAGGCCCTATGGCAAATGACCCTGACCTTGAGTATTTAGCGTCTTATTTTAGAGATAAAGGCGTTAGTATTTTAAAAGAACAGGGCTATTCTACAGACGATCATGATTTTTATTTAGCAGGGATGTGGGGTCAAGAGTTTGCATGTACAGGCAGTAACATTATGCACGTACATGGGGATAGCCAAATTTCTGGGTTTTTCTTTTTAGAGACCGCCGAGGGAGGGTCGTATCCTATGTTTGATGATCCTAGAGCCGGTAAAAAAACAACAGACCTGTGGCCTACGCCCAGCGAAAAAGTGACGCTGGCAACTCCCTATATACACTTTAATAACGTAAAGCCCGGTACTATGTTGTTTTTTAATAGTTGGTTACCCCACATGATTACAGCTAATCAAGCTGAAACCCCCACTAAGTTTATCCATTTTGTATTGTCCTGCAACAAAAGGTTTGTTTAATGCAGCATGAGCTTACTCCTTACACTAAGAATATAGAATCATACGCATGGTGGGACGAGGGGTTTAGTAAAGAACAGCTTGATTGGTTACAAGACAAAACAAAAGAGGCTTCTACAGTAGCCTTGGCCGGAACATTGACGGACGGTGCGGAGCTAGAAAAAGTTCGCCGCTCTAACGTACACTGGCTAAATAAGGAACCTGAAACTTTTTGGGTGTATGAGAAACTAGCTCATATTGTATCTAGTCTTAACGCAGAACATTTTCATTTTGACCTTAAAGGTTTTGGTGAGCCACTACAGTTAACCAATTACCATGAAAGCAAACAAGGCATGTATACATGGCATCAAGATTTTGGAGCAGCAGGACAATCCAGAAAACTTTCTTTGGTGTTACAGCTTTCACATCCTGATGAGTACGAGGGAGGGGAACTTCAAATTTTAACAGGGGAAAATCCTCAGTCGATGCTCAAAAAAAGGGGTCTTATAACTGTTTTCCCAGCGTGGACGCTACATCAAGTCACTCCTGTCATAAAAGGAAGTAGGCAGACACTTGTGGCTTGGATTACAGGAACCCCCTTTAGATGAACGTAGATATAAAAGACTTTATAGGTGTTTTTAGTGATGTATACCCTAAAGGGTTTTGTCAGCATTTAATTGCTGAATTTGAACGGCATAAAGATTTGGGTGCTGGAGCAAACAGGCAACAAAATGAAAATGTAAATAGACACGATAAAGACGATTACTCAATAAACCTTAACGGAAACAATCTTATTTTTTCTCCGTTTGAAAAAAATAATGGCGAACCAAGCGATCATACTTATGCAACTGTTTCAGATATGTTTTTTAGAGGACTGCAAGTATGTTACGAAACTTACTCTGAAAAATACTCTACGCTTAAACAAAATGGAGTGCATTGTAATAATATAAAACTACAAAAAACGAGTGCGGGAGGAGGCTACCATGTATGGCATTCAGAGCAGGGTGGCGGAGAATATGCTAATCGTGGACTAGTGTACATGCTGTATCTGAACACCGTACCTGCCGAGTGCAATGGAGAGACTGAATTTCTACACCAAGAAAAAAGAATTAATCCTGTGGAAAACACTATGGTGTTATGGCCTGCGGCGTTTACGCATACTCACAGAGGCAACCCTGTTTATGGGGATGCTATCAAATATGTTGTTACGGGTTGGTTCCATTACGAATGATTGATACTAAAAAAGACAATTAGTATACTCTTAGAGTATGTATACAGACTAATACTGAAAAAGAACAGGAGTTAATTATGCCTATAGGTACTAGTAAGGCGGGGGTTTTAGGAGCAGGAACCGTACCCGGAGGCACTGAAACATTTAACACCAGTGGGACTTTTTGTGTCCCTTCAGGAGTAACCCTAGTTAATGTCACAGGGACAGGTGGGGCAGGCGGGACAGGAGCCGCAGGAAATCCGGGTCCCTCGGGAACGGGAGGCGCGGGGGGTGCCGGATATAACCCCGGTGGCGCAGGAGTAACGCCCCCATATAGACGAATACCCGGAGGTAACGGAGGGGCCGGAGGAGCCGGAGGTGGCTCAGGAAATACGGGAGCCGCAGGAAATCCGGGGGTAGCGTCTAGCGTTTTCAGTGTTAATTTGCCCGGAGGAGCGGGAGGTAACGGAGGTAACGGAGGTACTGGCGGAGGACCCGGAACAGCAGGGCAAGCGTCTCCAGCCGTTCCGCAAAACACCGGAGGAGCGGGAGGAGCCGGAGGGGGAGGTACTGGCGGTCCGGGCGGACAAGCAAACGGACTTAATTTTTTAGGGCCGTGTGGAGTTGGTATTTCCGCTCGCGGTGGAGGCGGCGGCGGTGGAGCCGGAATTCCTTTAGGTACTTCACAGGGTCAAACGGGAACCGCTGGAGGAGCATCTCCATCTGGACAGAATGCTCCGGGTGGTGCAGGCGGTTCACAGGGCGGCCCCGGCGGTACTGGTGCAGGAGCCAATTATAACTGTCCCGGTTCAGGTTTTGCATCTTATCCGGGAAGCGGAGGTCAGGCGGGAAGCGCAGCAGGTACTGGCGGAGGCGGAGGCGGAGGAACAGCCTATGTTGATAGCTCCAATTTTGCATTTTGGGCTACTGGGGGCGGTGGTGGCGGCGGACACGGTTGTCCCGGCAACTCAGGGAACTCAGGGAATTCGGGATCAGCAGCCAACCCCACAACACACAATTGCGTTTCAGTTGTTGGCGGTGCGGCTTACCCAGTAACGGTTAACGGTCAAGTAAATATTTCGTGGTGTCCTCAATAATGAACCAAAAAGAATTTGATAAAGAATTTAAAGAAAGACAGCAACAACAGCAGTTAGAGGCTTTAGATGCTAATAGAAATAGGGCGCAATCGGTAAGCATAGGCATGTCCGGTTCGGGTACTACTGAAATAACTATGCGAGGCGTAAACGGTACGTTTTTATGGAATATTTATCAACCCGTGCAAGTAACTGAATTTATTCATCAACTGGCCGCAAGCATAGGGTGTCATATTCATCTCCAACCTAGAGAGGACTTTGGAAGCTATAGGGAATGGCGAGAATCAACTGAAGCAGAAAAATTACATTTAAATGGTTTTCCACCTTTTGCGGGACAGATACAGGGGAGCCATACCATTGGTTTAATTAAAGATGACAAGGTGAAAGAAGATGTGGCAATTAAGAAAACTGTCAACAAACGAAGCACTAAGCGAAGCAGGGCCACTTCCAAATAACTGGGGTCCAATATTTGGGCTTGAAGGTTTTAAAGAAAAGCTAGGTGATCTTTCTTGGATTGGTCCTGATTATGCCGATCAAGGTTGGGTAGAGTTAAATAAAGAAGAAGTTAAAGCCTGCAAAAAACTTGAAGTTGCTCAACGTGTTGAAAAAGAAAAAACTAAAGCTAAAGCCACAATGTCAGAGTCTAGGCTTACTGTAGAGCAAAAACAAAATTGGGATAAATACCTAAAGGAGTTAGACGAGGTATTGTTACAGGCCGATCTTCATATAGCTCCAAGAATGCCTGTATCTCCTTAAATGAAACTAAGTTTTCACAGGGCTAAAAATTTATCATACGCAATAATAGATGAGTTTTTCACTGAGGAGGAACTTGTAGAGGTTATAAAAGAGATACATGATGTAAGAAGATTTTCATTATCATCAAGTAATCAATCAGTATGCTCCGCTAAAGAGAGCGGGAAATCATTAAAAACAGGAGTAGGGTTGTTTTTAGATACATTGTATGTAAACGATAGAAGTGCGTCGGCCATATTACAAGCAAATAGAAAACTGTTTGATTCTGATCTGATTAAAAAACTAGAACATTTTGATTCTTTTTTCTCATTTTTACGGTATAGCGATCAAGACAATACTTTGCTTAATTATTATGCTGAAGAAAAAGAGTATCTTCCTCATAGAGATATATCTATTGTTTCGGCGCTTACTTTTTTACAATTAGGAGATTTTACAGGAGGGGATTTTTGTTTCCCCGACCAAAACGAAACGGTGCAAAGTGTGCACAATAGAATGGTTATTTTTCCTAGCTGTGTGCTGCATACTGCACGTCCTGTTTATGGAACAGGCACAAGAGTTTCTATCGCTCAATTTGTACAACACAAGCCTAATTAAATGGATTTAAAGTACCGCATAAGGTTTAATAAAAGTAGAGGACAAGCCGGAAGAGGTACTGAAGATCATGTGTGGCGTGTTTTGCAGGGCAATACTGAATGGTTAGCTAGGCATGTAATTATTGAAGTACCGTCAAGGAGTGAGCAAGAAGGACTAGATTGGAATATAGTCTGCGAGGGCAGAATGATTTTTTTTAAAGATACGGACACGGTGGTAATCACACAATGATAATCTCATATTCAAACAATTTTGTAGTGCTTCGACTGCCAAAAACAGGTTCTACTTCGCTTGCCTTCTACTTTTTTAAGTCGGGTATTTTAGATTTTGACAAAGATGTATATGCTATTGAAGGCGGTCATGTTGATTGGCAAACGTTTGAAACCTACTCTAAAGAACACGGCCTAGACTATGTATTTTTACCACCCGAAATGCGTGATGCGGCAAATTTACGGTCCATCAATCGTACTTTTGGCGACCTATGTGCTAAAGGTGCAGTACAACCAGATATGCCCTGTGTAGCCTCCATAAGAGAACCACTAGAGTGGGTAGCCTCGTTATTTTACTACACTAAACTACGCAGGGACTCTATGTCCGAAGACCCCGCAGCAAAGATATATTTAGGGGATTCGCATGTCCCGCATAGCGCCGGATTTAAAGATGAAAATTACGGAAGCCCAAATGATTATTGGGACTACGTTAAGGAAAACTGGACCGATCCTGTTGTTGTAGAACACTTAAAACCTCAAAGCGATTATTTTCCAGAACATGCTGAACTATTTAATATTGAAAACATTCACGAACATGCCAGTAAATTTATATTAGACAGGGGAGGCAAGGTAGAAGAGCGCATAGAAATGCGAAAAAACAATACAGATAAACTGACTTCGTTTCTAGCTGAACTTTCTGCGGACAGAAAACAGGATATATTAGATACCTATGCTAAAGACTTGGGGTTATGGGAAAAAGCATATGCTGTGTACAATTAACCTATTAGCTAAAGCATGAGTGTAAGTAATGATCGAGATTGGACTAGCACTTGCAGCAGCAAGCAAGGCTTTCGAGCTTATTCAACAAGGAGTTCAAACGGGGCAGGATGCCTCTGACCTCATTGGAAAGCTTGGTTCTTTCTACGATGCCAAAGATAAGGTCCAAGAAGCTAAAGAAGAACTAGAACGCCGTCCCGCTTCGGGGGCGTATGCGTCAGGATCAGTGGAAAACTACGCTTTGAAGGTAGTCGAAGCTGAAATGAAGATAGCCAAGTATGAAGAGCAGGTTAAGAAAATCTTCATGGCTAAGGGGAAGACTCCCCTCTATCATAGGATGATGCGGATACGCGAAGAAGAGCGACACCGACGGACACAAGAGGCTATCAAACGCAATCGGGAAAGGCGTGAGAAACTGAGGAAAGAACAAGAGATTAAAAACTTAATTTTTGCCATGATAGCCGCCGCTTTGTGTGTAGGCGGAGCAGGTTGGATAATTGCTTTTATTGGATCGCTATAATGGAGTATCAAGTGCTTTTTAATGTCGCGGTAGGCGTAGCGGGTTTCATAGGGGGTTGGCTGGTCAATAGAGTCTTTGTCCTTTTAGATCGAATCGATGCCGATATGAAAGCTATTGCTGTGCAGTATGTGACTAAAGAAGATTATCGTGAAGATATTCGAGAGGTCAAAGAACTGCTGGGTGCAATCTTTAAACGATTAGAAACTAAGGCTGACAAATGAAACTTGATCCTGTACTGCTGACAATGGCTTGTTCTTGGTCAATGAAGGCTTACAAAGACAATGAGTATGCTGATACCACAAAGATCGAAAGCAAATGGACCTCTACTACTGCTTACTTTGTCAGGCGTAAGTCAGTAGATATAATAGTCTTTAGAGGCACACAGCAGGCCGCTGACTGGATTTGGAACGCCAGTGCTATCCCTGTACCCTATGCGGGACGCTTCTGCCACGGTGGTTTTGCCACGGCTCATGCCTCTGTCTGGGGTGAAATCAAAAAGCTTATCGACTATAAGAAACGTACTTTGGTATGCGGCCACAGTCTTGGTGGTGCGCTTGCAGAGCTAACAGCGGCTAAGTTAAACAAGAAGCATCCTAACCTAAGCCTGATTACCTTCGGTAAGCCAAACACGTTCTTCAAAGGTTTCAAGCGGCCTATGCAACTAGACGATCAAATCTCCTGTGTGATGGGCAGCGACATTGTGGCTAAGATACCTCGGTTCTGCTACGGCCCGTCTAAATCACACACCATGCTATACTTTGCAAATTCTGGTAAAAACTACATAAATCCGGCCAAGAAGGACAAGGACGGTGGTGTATCTGACGCTATCTCCGATCACTTCATGGATGGGTACAAGAAACGTTTAAAAGAATTCATAGAGGAGCAAAAGAAATGAGACTGGTGATGCTTAGTGCTATTGTTATGTTATCTAGCTGTACTTCTATTGAGCAGGTCATGGACAACAAGGACTTGTATTGCAATCAATTGTATAAGGGTATGAGGGCTGTCGGTCGTTCGGCTCTGTCTGCTACTACTGGAGTGGTCGTCAGAGATGTTTGCGATACCATAGACGGCATCATAGCCGAGGAG